GCAGAAAGAATTGCTTGAAGATGCTATTATTGTCTATCGTGTACAACGTGCTCCTGAAAGACGTATATTCTATATTGACGTTGGAAATATGCCTGCACACATGGCCATGAGCTTTGTAGAACGTGTTAAAAACGAAATTCAACAAAGACGTATTCCGTCATCAACAGGTGGCGGCAATAATGTTATTGATGCCAGCTACAATCCTCTAAGTGCTTCAGAAGACTACTTCTTTCCACAGACCGCTGAAGGACGTGGATCAAAAGTTGACACACTAGCAGGCGGTACAAATCTTGGTGAGATCACAGATCTACGCTTTTTTACCAACAAGTTATTCCGTGCTTTGAGAATACCGGCAGCCTACTTGCCCACAGGAATTGAAGAAGCTTCAAACACGGTTGCTGACGGAAAGGTAGGCACAGCTTATATTCAAGAATTACGTTTTAACAAATATTGCGAACGTTTACAAAACAGTATTGTGGAAACATTTGATTTGGAATTCAAGTTATGGATGGAAAGCAATGGTGTAAACATTGACCCAAGTCTATTTGAATTAAAGTTTAACCCTCCACAAAACTTTGCGGCCTATCGTCAAAGTGAACTAGATACTGCCCGTGCAGCTACATTTGCACAGCTACAAGAAATTCCACATCTCAGCAAACGGTTTGCTATGAAACGATTCTTGGGCATGACTCAAGAAGAGATCACAGAAAACGAACGCATGTGGAGAGAAGAACAAGGCGGCAATCTAAAACCAGTGCTAGATGCCGGCGGCCAAATGAGATCTGTGGGAATTACTCCTGCAGGAACACAGGCAGATCTAGCAAGTCAGGCAGAAGAAGCGCCAGAAGAAGCACCAGTAGACACAGGCGCAGAAGGCGAAGCTGCGCCAGCAGAAGCACCGGCCCAGTGATAAATATCATATGCTCCTACTAGAATTCCTTTATTTCAATGACAACAACAACGACTTTGCAGTTGATCGTCGTTATGAAAATAACAAAGACAGCTCTGTGCTCAAAAGAAGTGACACTAGAAAAACTCGTCTAACACTAAGACAAATCAATAGACTGCGCATGCAGGCAGAAGCACACGACTATGAGCGTGATTCTGAATTAGAATTTGTAAGACAGATGTATGGAGCACCAGCAGGTGAAGCAGAGCAACCAGCAGAATAACGTTGCATTTGTACTAGGCAACGGCACCAGCAGGCGCAGTTTAAACCATAACAGCTTACTAGATAAGGGCATAGTCTACGCCTGTAATGCCATGTACAGAGAATTTGAACCGCACTATCTCATAGCTGTAGATGTTAAAATGGTCAATGAAATAGTAGCATCTGGTTATAACAAAACACATGCTGTATGGACCAATCCCAACAAAGGCATTAGTACCAAGCATCATCTCAATCTATTCAATCCACACAAGGGGTGGAGCAGTGGTCCTACAGCTCTTTGGTTTGCCAGCGAGCAGGGACATAGAGACATTTATATTTTTGGATTCGATTTTCAAGGTCTGCAGGGTAGATTCAACAATATGTACGCAGATACCTACAACTATAAAAAAACCAGCGACACAGCCACCTTCCATGGCAATTGGCTAAGTCAGACCGAAAGAACTATCAAAGATTTTAGACATACTCAATATTATCGTGTAATCAATCCAGGAGACTTTGTACCCGATCAACTGGGCATACAGATCAAAAACATCAAGCACATCACCTATGACGACTTCAACAGTCGTTTTCCTGGCTGTACTTATACAGCAGAAACTGTTCAAAAAACTACCATTTAACCCCAGATTGTAATCATAGTGTTAAATAAAAGCACAGCCTAACCATCTTGAAGGAGAATATAACATGGCAGAAAAATCACTACTTGAGCAGATGCTCGAGCGTTTGGTCAATGACGATCAAGCTAAAGCAGAAGAATTATTCCACGAGTACGTAGTTGGAAAATCTCGTGAGATCTACGAAAATCTAATCGAAGCTGAAATGGCTGACGATGAAGAAACAGATCCAGAAGATCCAGAAGTCAAAGAAGAATCAGAAGTCGATGAAGAAAACGACTTGGACGAAGAATTTGAAGAAATTGCCTACGAAGGCGACGACGAAGTTGGCGGCCCAGCAGGTGACATGGGTGATGACCTAGCAGGCGAACTAGGCCCTGAAGAAGAGGGTGATGAAGACCTAAGCGCAAACAGCGAAGAAGAATTATTCCAAGACCTAGACAGCATTGTAGACGAACTACAAGCACGTTTTGACAAGCTAGGCGGTGGCGAAGAAGGTGGTATGGACGGCATGGACGGAATGGACGGCAAAATGAAAGATGATTTCGATCTAGCCACAGTACGTGAATATGTTGAAAAAGTTCCAGGCGGCCACGGCGCAGAAAAGAAAGGTCAAGGTGAAGGAGCACTGTCAGGCACAGGCAAACTAAGCCAAGGTTCTAGCACAAATGCCAAGTCTATTGTTGCAGGAAAAAATGACATGGGTGGTACAACAGCCAACATTCTAGGTAGCAAAGAAGAAGCAGCCAAGTATGTGGGTTCAGGTGGCGGCCAACTAGGCGGATCTAGCCTATTCAAAGGTACACCAAAAGAAGATAATGCAGGTAATATCAATGTTCCAGGCGGCAAGGCAGGTGGTGCTTTTTCAACGAAAGAGCCAGGTCATGGTGCAGAGAAGAAAGGTGAAGCTGAAGGCAAATTTAGCGGCACAGGTGGTTCTTCCGGTTCAGTTGATAAAGCAAGCCTTTTCCGTGGTCGTAGGTAATAGGACATAATGGTGAAAACTAACCTTAGCGAACAATTGAGTTTCGATCAGGCTAAGATTGTCTTGGAGAGCGAAGAAGAGAACGGTAAGAAATCGCTGCACTTGAACGGTATCTGCATTCAAGGAGATATCCGTAATCAGAATCAGCGAATTTATTCTTCTCAAGAGATTGGCAAGGCTGTCAAAACGCTCAACGAACAGATCTCTGGCGGATATTCTGTTTGCGGAGAGTTAGATCATCCTCAGGATTTAAAAATCAATCTAGATCGTGTTAGTCATATGATTACCAAGATGTGGATGGATGGTCCTAACGGCTACGGAAAACTTAAAATTATCCCAACTCCAATGGGTCAGTTAGTTCAGACCATGTTGGAGTCGGGAGTAAAGTTGGGTGTATCGAGTAGAGGTTCCGGTGAAGTAGATGGCAGTGGTAATGTTCAAGGTTTTGAAATTATCACAGTTGATATTGTAGCACAACCTAGCGCCCCGGGAGCTTACCCAACTCCAGTATACGAACATTTAATGAATACATTAGGTGGAAATCAGGCATTTAAAATAGCACAAGAAGTCAAAGGCGACCCAAAGGCACAGAAATACATAGCAGAGAGTCTGGTGAAGATCATCAGAGGTCTCAAATAACAGTAGGAGAATCACATGCTAGATTTCGTTAAACAGTTGTTTGAAAACAATGTGATTTCCGAAGAACTTAAATCGGAAATTGAATCAGCTTGGCAAAGCAGAATTCAAGAAAATCGTGACCAAGTCACTGCCACACTTCGTGAAGAATTTGCACAGAAGTACGAGCACGACAAGACCGCGATGGTAGAAGCCGTTGAAACAATGTTAGCAGACCGCCTACAGGCAGAGCTATCAGAGTTGGCTGAAGACCGTCAAGGACTTATCGATGCACGTACAAAATACACACAAAAAATGAAATCAGATGCTACAGCAATGGAAGCATTTGTATTGAATAATTTGCGCAAAGAACTTGCAGAATTACACGAAGATCGTAAAGCAGTTGCTAACAACGTTGGTAAATTAGAATCTTTTATCGTGGATGCACTAGCGAAAGAAATCGCGGAATTCCATGCAGATAAGAAAGACTTAGCTGAAACTAAAGTAAAACTGGTGCGCGAAAGCAAAGCCAAGTTTGAACAGATCAAGAAAGATTTTATTGCTCGCTCATCAACTATCATTCAAGAAACAGTCTCTAAAGGACTCAAAGCTGAAATGGTACAGTTGCGCGAGGACATTGACGCTGCCCGCAGAAATGATTTTGGCCGCAGAATTTTTGAAAGTTTTGCCAGCGAGTACGCTGCCAGTCATCTCAATGAGAAGTCTGAAACAGCTAAACTTCTAAGAGTAGTTGCTGCAAAAGAGCAAGAACTTGAAGAAGCAGCAAAAATTGTTGCAGAAACACAAAAATTAGTAGAAAGTCGTGAACAACAGCTACGTATTGCACAAAACACAATGGATCGCAAAGAAGTTATGAGCGAATTGCTTGGCCCATTAGGTGGAGACAAACGTGAAGTGATGAAAGAATTACTTGAGTCAGTTCAGACAGAAAAACTATACACCGCTTATGACAAGTACCTACCTTCAGTAATGAATGGTGGCAATGCTCCAGTCAAGAAAGCGTTGACCGAAGGCAAAGAAATTACAGGCGATAAAAATCAGGCACAATCTTTTGGCAGAGAAGAAAAATCTGCTGAAATTTTTGACATCCGCAGGCTTGCGGGACTAAAAGTTTAAGGAGAACTATAATGTCACAATTACTCGAGTCACGCTGGTCGGAGACCAAAGAAGCTCTTTTAGAAGGTCTTCAAGGTAACAAGCGTTCAGTAATGGCAACTACTCTAGAAAATACTCGCAAGTATCTAGCTGAAAGTGCTACTGCTGGAGCTACATCCGCTGGCAACGTTGCAACCCTAAATCGTGTGATCCTTCCAGTGATCAGACGTGTACTACCTACCGTTATTGCTAACGAATTAGTCGGCGTACAACCAATGACTGGCCCAGTTGGTCAAATTCATACACTACGTGTTCGCTACTCAGATAGCTTCACAGGTGCTACAGGTGGATCTACAACAGCTGGTGAAGAAGCACTAAGCCCGTTCAAGATTGCTGAAGGCTATTCTGGTAATACCAACGGTGTAGCTGATGCAACAGCTGCCAAAGAAGGTGTTGCTGGTAACAAACTAAGCATTCAAATCTTGAAGCAGACAGTTGAAGCCAAGACACGTAAGTTGTCAGCTCGCTGGACATTCGAAGCAGCTCAAGATGCACAAGCCCAACAAGGTATTGACATCGAAGCTGAGATCATGGCAGCTCTTGCACAAGAGATCACTGCTGAGATCGACCAAGAAGTTCTACGTAGCCTAGGTACTTTGGCTGCTGGCGCAGGCAATACAGTAGCGTATGATCAGACAGGTGTGTCTGGTACAGCTACATTCGTTGGTGACGAGCATGCTGCATTGGCAGTTGCTATCAACCGTGTTGCTAACGTGATCGCTCAGCGTACACGTCGCGGTGCTGGTAACTGGGCTGTTGTTAGCCCACAAGCATTGACAATTCTTCAAAGTGCTACAACTTCTGCGTTCGCAAGAACAACAGAAGGTACATTCGAAGCACCTACAAACACTAAGTTTGTTGGTACATTGAATAGCGCAATGAAAGTGTATGTTAACACATACGCTGCTGATGACAGCGCAATTGTTGTTGGTTATAAAGGTTCTAGCGAATCTGATGCAGCAGCATTCTATTGCCCATACATTCCATTGATGAGCAGTGGTGTTGTTCTAGACCCAAGCACATTTGAGCCAGTTGTTTCTTTCATGACCAGATATGGTTATGTTGAGTTAACAAATACTGCTTCATCTCTTGGTAATGCAGCAGACTACCTAGGTCGTGTAACAATCGCTGGTGTTTCTTATACCTAATCCGTATTAGCAATTACTACGACAAGTTCAAAAAGGCTCTTCGGAGCCTTTTTGTTTGACTTAAATATCGGTATGAAAGTAGAAAGCGATCAAGATTTTAAAAAATTACAAAATCAATTTAGCTTATGGCGCACACGCTTTCCTATGTTTAGACACGATGTACAACAAATAGAACGTATGATAAACATGCACATACAAGAGCATAGTAAAATTATGGTTGCTCACAGGCAAACTCACAGCAGAAGCCATTTAGAACGAGCTCAAAAAGAAATAGATTCTATCAATCAGATTATAGCCACAGTAGAAAAATTAGAGTTAATGGCTATGCTGAGTCGCGGATAAATAAAGTATCTAGAAAAGATTGTGCGGAGCCACCGTGCATGACCTAGAACGTCACTCAAAGGAGAAAATCAAATGGCAAATAAAGTAAATAACCGATATTTCGGACAAACAGGTGTAGACGCTACACCAAAACTTCCAATTAGAGTATATAACGGATCTGCAAAAGAAGGATATATTGTAAATCAGGTAGGCGCACGTAGATTTAAATGTGCAGACGACACCACAACTTATACCGATGGAACAAATGCATTAACAGTTGGCAGTCAATATGTTATTGTATCTGTTGGCGATTCAAACTTTGCTGAAATCGGTGCAAGAGCAAATGCAGCAGGAATTGTTTTTACAGCTACAGCTACAGCAACTACTGGTGGAACTACAGGCACAGTCTACGAAGTAATTACAGCTAAATTAGTGCAAGGTACTGCTAGCGATCCTACCGCAGCTAATACAGCCACACTAGTTGGTATTGTAGCGGGTGCGGGCCAACGTCCTGTTACACTAAAGAAAATTAATTACAGAACAGCAGTTGACTTTAGCGGAAACCGTTATAAGTGGTCATTAAGTGATGACTCTACACAGACCTTGTTAATTTTAACCGCTATTTAATCTAGGAAGTAAACATGGGACAGTTTGTACAAGTAAGTGGTGATTACAATATCAAATCCGGTGAAGGCGCTGTTATCACGCTGGATACTGGTGCTGGTGTTGGCACCACTCGCGTTACTGGAAATTTAATCGTTGAAGGTGATACACTAAATGTCTCTGTTGAAAACTTAAATGTACAAGATAACATCATTACCCTAAACTACGGTGAAACAGGTAATGGTGTTAGTTTAAGATATTCGGGGATCGAAGTTGATCGAGGACTTGCAACTAATGTTTCTTTATTGTGGGATGAAAACGACGACTCTTGGAATTTAAAAGAAGGCGGCGGATATAATACCAGCAAACTTAGATTAAAAGAAATTTTAACTAACAGTGATACTGATAGCGGTGATTTAACTTTAATTGGTACAGGCACAGGTGTTGTCAAAGTAGCAGGAACCACGGCCTATGAACTACAGGTCACCGATGATGACGACGTACCCAACAAGAAATATGTAGATGATGCAATTCAAACCAATCCTACTTTCCAAATTCTAAGAGGAGACACCAGAGCCGCAGCATTTGACATTGGCAATCCCATTGATCCTGGTTTATTTCCTATCGGACCGTTTTTCACACAACCACCAGAAAGTGTTATAGGATTTGCTGTAGATGATAATATTGTGGCGCAATTTTTCCGTAACAGAGTGCAGCTTGCAGGCATCAATTTCTTTCTAGAAGACCCCACACCCGATGCTCCCGGCATCCCCGATGCCACCGTGCTACAAACAGTCAACACCAACGGCAATATCAAATTAGAAACCAATGGCACTGGCAAAGTTCAAATAACCTATGCTCTGCAGTTGGATAATCCTGGCGCAACTCCGGCAGCAGTTTCAAATGCCAGCTTGGTCTACGGTGGATCGATTGGTACTGGTAGTACAGGTGTTTATTTTAGAAACACTGTTAATAATGACGAATTAATAAGCAAGAGCAAGGCTCTTGTTTTCAGCATGATATTTTAAGAGATAATAAAAATGATATACAGCACACGACTAACAACTTCAGGAGATACGCTAGTGTTTACCAGCACTAGTACAGGAGCCCCAGTTGGTGGCGCGGTGGTTGCGCAAGATAATGCTATTACAAATATTATAGTTTGTAATACAGGAACACCAAACTTAACTGACGAAACTGTTAACAGTTGTACTCTTACATTGAACCTAGTAGCAGCAGGTGGAGTAAGTTCTGATACCAATACTATTGTTAAAAATCTAATTGTACCTGCAGGAGAAACTGTGTTTTTCAGCGATGAAAGAATAGTATTAAGAGGAGCCAGCAGTTACGGTAACGATCAAATACGTGCTACAGCCAGTGTGGGCAATCTGTTAAGCATCACAGTGAGCGCACTACCAGTATGAGATTCCTAAAACAAAAAACTCTCAGCAAGTACAGTCCCAGTGATCAATCACTGTTTACCAACCATTTTGGTCGTGCAGTCATGCAGCTCACTGGAGGACTTAGATTACCCAAAGGAACCACAGCACAACGTCCACAACTCAGCGGTGTTAGAACCACAGGTGCTGCCAATGGATTTATGAGATACAATACCACCACCAATTCCATTGAAGCCTATATTGATGGAGTGTGGGAAGTGGTTAGAGCTCCAGGAGCCACTGCTATTACCAAGCAGACTCTAGGTCCCGGTGATAATGTAGAAACTACATTTGGTCCTTTAACAAAAATACCAAACAGTGACAACAACATTTTGGTATTTGTGGAAAACGTATTTCAAATTTCCACAACCAACTACAATCTTGTAAACAACTATCTTGGATCAGGCAATACCCATATTGTTTTTACCAGTTCAGTGCCTTTAGACAAATATATAACCATATACTTTGGCTACGCTGACTAATATTACTGGAGCGAGTCAATGTCAGAACCGTTTGTAGCACAACTTGGTAGAATCAGCGGCAAGCTGCTGTCAGACAACCTTGTTAGAAACGGCACGCCTCTAACTTTTAGAAACGGTCCAGTAGATGCCGATCTGTTATATCTAGATGTCAACAATGCAAGAATTGGTATCAATACCAATCCTCCTACAGAAGCCTTAGATATCACTGGATCGTCTAGAATTGGCACAAATGTGCTGGTAACTGGTACTGCTGCAACCATAGACAACATAATTTTAAATACTTCCGGTACTGTGACGTCCACTGTGGGTCCTATTATTATTTCACCTACTGGGGCGGATGCTTATGTTCAATATGGAAAAGTGT